TGTTATAAATGTTATAAATGTTATAAATGTTATAAATGTTATAAATGTTATAAATGTTATAAATGTTATAAATGTTATAAATGTTATAAATGTTATAAATGTTATAAATGTTATAAATGTTATAAATGTTATAAATCTTATAAATGTTATAAAATTGTATATTAGTATTAATATATATAAAAAATATATATTAATGTTATAATAGTTGATTGATGACTTCGAACATTTTAGGTTCAATATATGCTACAACTATTTCATCTGAAAAATTTGTTATAATTAGTAACCAAAATATAGAATTAAGTGGAAATGTTATTATGACTGATGATGTCACTATTAACAATAGTATATTCAATATTAATTCGCTAATCCCTAATGTAAATAACAGTGCAAGTTTAGGAAGCACTAGCTCTAGTTGGAGCAACGCATATATACGTGATATAAGCGTTAATAACAATTTACAAGTAAATGGCAATGTAAAAATTGGTGGAATTTTGGATGTATCTAACATATATAGTAAAAGTCAAGTTGATCAATCGTTTGCTACTGTATATAATAGAGGACAAATCACTGTTTCATTTGAAAATGTATATACACGAGAAATAATTGACCAATCATTTGCTAACGTATATACAAGAGGACAAATAGATTTATCATTTAATAATGTATATACTAGAGGAATAATTGATAATTCATTTCAAAAAGTATATACTAGAAAACAATTTGATAATTCATACGCAGAAATATATATTATAAAAGATAGCGATGCTTCATTTCAAAATGTATATACTAGAGACTATGTCGATACTTCATTTCGAAATGTATATACTAAAAGCGTAGTTGATGCTTCATTTGCAGAATTATATACTATAAGGCATATTGATGCTTCATTTGCAAATGTACATACTAGGAGAGAAATTGAGCTATCATTCAATAACGTGCATACTAAAAGCGTAGTTGATACTTCATTTCAAAATGTATATACTATAAAACAGATTGATAACTCATTTCAAGATGTACATACTATAGGAGCTTTTGATTTATCATTTAAAAATGTATATACTATAGGCCACGTTGATAATTCGTTTAATAATGTATATACTAGAATACACGTTGAAAATTCATTTAATAATGTATATACACGAGGAATAATTGAACAATCATTTAATAATGTATATACAAGAAGCTATGTTGATACTTCATTTCGAAATGTATATACTAGAGGAGCAATTGATACATCATTTTCTAATACTAATGTAGTTACTATAGGACAATTTAGTAATTCGTATGCGACTTTATATACTAGAAGTCAAGCTGATGTATCATTTGTATTAAAATCATTATTTGACCTATCGTATAATGCGTTGGCAGCAGGAGGGTCTTCTACTGTTCTCACGTCAATAACTAGTAATATAATTCCTTTTTCGAACAATGCTTATACTTTAGGTAGCACAACGCGATATTGGAACAATGCATATATTAACAATTTAAGAGTGTCTAATAGAGTAGAGGAAATGAATTTAGCATATATTCCTAATAATATAACTAATAGTCTTATTCCTAGTCAAGGTCAAGTATTAGGAGAGCCTTTTACACTTTCAGGTACTACATACTCTAATACAGACGGACATGGATATGGGTCTGCATTAAATAGTGATGGAACTATTTTTGCTATATCATCTAATTCGTCGCCTGCACTTGGATGTGTTAGAGTTTATAAATATAATGATGTAAGCTGGCAACTTATGGGTCCAATTATTTATGGAACAGCTACTAATAAAATAAGCGTAGTATATACTCAAGGACTATCATTATCACATGATGGAAGAACACTTTCAATATACGTATCAGGTTCAAGTACTAGTTTTGCTATTTATAAATATAATGACATAAGTTGGAATAACACAGGATATTTTAACAATGGACGCACAGGACATGAAGCTAATACATTATCAGGCGATGGAAATACTTTCGCATTAGCAAATAGCATAGCAAATGTAAATGCAGGAACTATTTTTGTATGGAAATATATTAATAATGTATGGACATCTATAGCATCTATTAATAATACATCAACGTCAATATACGGGAATAATTTTCCTAGTGGTATTGCTCTATCGTATGACGGAAATACTCTAGTAGGTTCTAATCGTAATTATCCTAGTGGTGCTAATCAGCAAGGTGTAGCATTAATTTTTAAATATAATAATAGCACTTGGCAACAATTAGGACCATCTATACAAGGGCCAATTCCTATTCAAGAGTTTGGATATACACAACCAAGTATTTCATCTGATGGATTAACTGTTCTTATTGGTGGATATAAAGAAGGTAGAGTTTTTAAATATAGTGCTATTGATGTATCTTGGCAATACTTAGGTCCAATTTTAAATGGTGCCCCGATAAGTGGTTACGACCAGTTTAATGGAAGAATGTCTTCGGATGGAACAATTGTAACTAGTTGGTATTCAGGTAAAGCATCAATTTGGAAATATAGATTGGGTTCGTGGATAAAAATATTTGAAAGTACTAATCTAGGTCTGCTGATAGGAAATGCTCTATCAGCAGATGGAACAGTATATGTAAATTGTTATTCAAGTCCAACCTTTATAAAAATAAATAAATTAACTATAATTGGTAATTATTATGGACTAGCAAAAGATGCTTATCCGAGTTTAAATCCGCGGTCGAGCGGAGATAAAGCGGTTCGAACTTGGACTGTGAGAACAGCTCCAGTAGCTAATCAGTGGCTTTCTATTTGTTGGTCGCCACAACGTGGAATATTTGTTTCTCTTTCTTGGGATGGAACAGCAACTAATAGAATAATGACTTCTCCAGATGGAATAAATTGGACTACTAGAACATCAATAGGAAATGATGTATGGCGTGGTATTTGTTGGTCTCCAGAACTAAGTTTATTTGCGGCTGTTGCTCACGCAGGAACTAATTTGATAATGACTTCTCCAGATGGAATAACTTGGAATGGGAGAACAACACCTATTGGTCTCGTTGGCGTACTTAACTCTGTTTGTTGGTCTAGAGAACTTGGAATATTTGTTGCTGTTTCTTATAGTGGAAATGTTATTACTTCTAATAACGGAATAGATTGGGTTTCTAGAACAGTACCATCAAATTCTGGTTGGTATAGTGTTTGTTGGTCGCCAGAGCTCTGTTTATTTGTTGCTGTTGCTTATGATGGAACTCATAGAGTAATGACTTCACCTAATGGAATAGATTGGCTTCCAAGAACACCAGCAATAGGAGGAGAATCTAATAACTGGGCTAATGTTTGTTGGTCTGGAAAACTTGGAATATTTGTTGCTGTTGGTAATGGTTCAACTTGCAGTGTAATGACTTCGCCTAACGGAATAGATTGGACTGCAAGAACCGGACGACCACTTCTTAGTGGATGGTGGGCTATTTCTTGGTCTGATGAACTTGGAATATTTGTTGCTGTTGCAAATGGTGGAACCAATCCAATAATGACTTCAATAGATGGTATAAATTGGACTACTAGAACATCAGTATCTAATGGGTGGTGGGCTATATGTTGGTCTCCAGAGCTAGGAATATTTGCTATTGTTGCAGGTTATCCTGGAAATAATGGAACCAACAGTATATTGACCTCCTCCTTAAAAGGGCGTCCTCCAACAAGTTATAATGTATTTGATAGCAGTTTTAATAGCATCGATCAATTCGGTAAATGGACTTTTCAAAGTATTTATACACCAACAATGACTGTGCAAAGTGCAAACGTAAACTCTGATGATAGATTAAAGCATAATGAGGTTATAATTACTAATGGATTAGACGTCATTGATAGATTAAAACCCAAGTTTTACCAAAAAAGTCAAACATTATTAGATGCTAGTTATAATGGAGATTTAAGCGGTATTGCTTGGAGCTATGAAGCAGGTCTAATTGCTCAAGAAGTATTACAAATTCCTGATATAAGCTTTGCCGTAAGTGGAGGGGATTATTATGAAGAAACCATTAATTATTATCATAATAGCGCTAATTATGATATAAGCACTCTTTTAATGCACCACAGCAATGATATAAGCGCCAATTATGATATAAGCGATATTTTAATGAACCAAAATTACGACATAAGCTACAATTTAATAACACAAGCATATAGCTTAAATTATAACTCAATTTATGTATATATAGTTGCTGCTATTAAGGAATTACACGCAAAAGTAAAAGCACAGGAAACAGCTATATTAAATAGGCAAACAATTATAAATAATTGTATAGCAAGAATAGAAGAATTAGAAAAAGGCAATCAAGTTTAATAAGTTATAAAATTGTATATTAGTATTAATATATATATAAAAAAATATATATTAATGTTATAATAGTTAGTTGATGAGTTCAAATAATATAGGTTCAATACATGCTACAACTATTTCATCTGAAAAATATATTGTTATTGCTAGTCAAAATATAGAATTAAGTGGAAATGTTATTATGAAAGACAATGTCACTATTAGTAATGGTACTCTTAATTGCAATTCGCTAATTCCTAATGTAAATAATAGCACAAGTTTAGGAACCACTGGCTCTAGTTGGAGCAATGCGTATTTTCACGATTTAAGCGTTAATAACAATTTACAAGTGCTAGGCAATGTAAAAATTGGTGGAAATTTAGACGTTTCTAACATATATACTAAAAATTACATCGATAATTCATTTGCAAATGTATATACTAGAAGTCAAATCACCGCCTCATTTGAAAATGTATATACATTAAGCCAAATTGATTTATCATTTCAAAATGTAAATATTAGTGGAGAAATCGATTTATCATTTGCAAATGTATATACTAGAACACACGTTGATTTGTCATTTCAAAATGTACATACTATAAGAGAGATTGATTTATCATTTCAAAATGTATATATTAGAAGAGCGATTGATTTATCATTTGCAAATGTAAATATTAGTGGGCAAATTGACCAATCATTTGCAAATGTACATACACGAGGCTATATTGATACTTCATTTCAAAATATATACATTAGAAGAGCAATCGATTTATCGTTTGCTAATGTAAATATTAGCGGTCAAATTGATGTATCATTTGCAAATGTACATACACGAGGCTATGTTGATACTTCATTTCAAAATGTATATACTATAAAACAAATTGATACTTCATTTGCAAATGTATACACAAGAGGAGTAATTGATACTTCATTTAGAACTTTATATACTAGATTACAGGTAGATAATTCATTTGCAAATGTGCATACTAGAAGAGCTATTGATACATCATATGCTAATATATATATAAGAAGAGCGATTGATTTATCATTTGCAAATGTAAATATTAGTGGTGAAATTGATCAATCATTTGCTAATGTATATACACGAGGATATATTGATACTTCATTTAGAAATATATATATAAGAAGTATAATTGATCAATCATTTCAAAATGTATATACCAGAAGCCAAGCGGATTTATCATTTGTAAGTAAGCGAGTTTTTGATCTTTCGTATAATGCATTGGCTGCAATTGGTGGAAGCGGAGGTGGGAGCGGGTCTACTATTGTTCTCTCATCAATAAGTGGTAATATAATCCCATCTCTCAATAATACTTATAGTTTAGGTAGCACTACTAAATTTTGGAACAATTCATATATTAACAATTTAAGAGTGTCTAATAGAGCATATCAAGATATAAATAGCGGACCTTTTTATGAAATTAATAGTACTGTTCAAACTTGGGAATGGCATAGGACTAATGCGCTAGGTTTAGGCAAATCTTTGGCAACTATTTTAAGCGCAGAACAAAATGAAAAAGTTCGAGCTCTTATTGAAGCAAATGGCAATACTTATGCTTTTATAGGAGCATCAAGAACAGCTAATTCAAGCCCAACAGGAAAAACCTCTGCAGATTGGCAATGGGTAAATGGAGATATATGGAGTTATACTAATTTTAATAGTGGCGAACCTAATAATAGTGGAGGACAACCCTATATTCAAATATTAAATGGTGGCGTCTGGGACGATGTTGGTGCTGTCTCAATGCGTGCTGTTTATATGTCTTACCGTGAAGACATTAGCTGGAGCGCAGTTAATGGATATTATGGATTAGCAAAAGATGCTTATCCGAGTTTAAATCCGTTGTCGAGCGGAGATAAAGCGGTTCGAACGTGGATATCAAGAACAGTTCCACTAGCTAATGAGTGGACTGGTATTTGTTGGTCTCCAGAACTTGGACTATTTGTTGCTATAGCTGGGCGTGGATCAAATAATAGAGTAATGACTTCACCAAATGGAATAACATGGACCGCTAGATTTACAGAAAATGCCGATTCGTGGCGTTTTGTTTGTTGGTCTCCGCAACTTAGATTATTTGTTGCAGTTGCTAATGCTGGAACACATAGTGTAATGACTTCTCAAGATGGAATATCATGGACACGTAGAACAGCACCAGAAGCCAATTTTTGGAGAGCTGTTTGTTGGTCTCCAGAACTTGGATTATTTGTTGCTACAGCTGATAATGGAAATAATAGAGTAATGACTTCTAATAATGGAATAACTTGGAATTCAAGATCGGCACCAGAATCTAATCGCTGGATTAGTGTTTGTTGGTCTGGAGAACTAGGATTATTTGTTGCTGTTGGTATCGCTTCTGTATCTGTTGTAATGACTTCTAATAATGGTATAAATTGGACGCCAAGAAGCATTCCAGGAACTAATACATATACATGGCATGGTGTATGTTGGTCTCCAAAACTAGGTTTATTTGTAGCTATTGCACACGGTGGTAATAGAGTATTAATATCTAATAATGGAATAAATTGGTCTATTGTAATACTACCATTTTCCAATAGTGATGCATGGACAGGCATATGTTGGTCTGAAGAACTAGGAATATTTGTTGCTATTGCTCAAGAGGGAACAAATAGAGTAATGACTTCACCCGATGGAATAAATTGGACTTCTAGAACAGCAGTAGAAAATATGTACTGGTATGGTATTTGTTGGTCTCCAGAACTTGGAATATTTGCAGCTGTTGCTTGGTCAGGAGCAAGTCAAGTAATGACTTCCTCATTAAAAGGTCGTCCTCCAACAAGTTATAATGTATTTGATAGCAGTTTTAATAGCATTTCAGAAACCGGTACATGGAGTTTTGCAAATGTAGTTACAACAGGAACTCTTACTGTAAATACAACACCTTATAATTCAGACGATAGGTTAAAGCATAATGAAGTTGTCATTACTAACGGATTAACAATCATTGATCAATTAACACCTAAATTTTATCAAAAAACATTTACTATGTTAGACGCTAGTTATAATGGAGATTTAAGTGGGCTTACTTGGACCTATGAAGCAGGTTTAATAGCGCAAGAAGTATTACGAGTTCCTGAATTGAGCTTTGTTGTTGGCGGTGGAGATTATTATTACGTAAACCATATTTTAAGAAGCAAATTAAATCCTCCGAGTTATCCGCCTATTTATTATGAACAAAAAATGAATTATGATTTAAGCTTTGCTATTAGTTATTATCAGCAAAAAATGAACACTGATATAAGTTTTGATACCAGTTACAATATACAACAAATTTTTAGCGATTTAATAATGGATGCTAGTTATAATATACTAAAAATGAATAATGATTTAATTTTCGATGCTTGTTATAATGAGCAAAAAATCATTTCTGATTTAAGTTCTCAAGACCTAAGTAATAATGATTTAAGTAATAGTGATTTAAGTAATACTGATTTAAGTAATACTGATTTAAGTAATAGTGATTTAAGTTATTCTTATTATTATGAACTAAGCAACAATGTAATAGCGCAACCATATACATTAAATTATAATTCGGTTTTTGTATATGGACTTGCTGCGATAAAAGAATTACACGCAAAAGTAAAAACACAAGAATCAAGTCTCTTATCACAGCAAACAATTATAAACAGTTTAACAACAAGAATGGAAGCATTAGAAACAGACCCAAGTAATAGTTAATAAAACAATATAAAACTAATGCTATAAAATTAATAGGTTACAAAATTTATTATTTTATATATAATTTTTAAATATAAGAATTTAAATAATTAATAATAAATTATTTTTAAATTATTTTATTATTGTTTAATATAATAATATAATGAGTCTTCACAACTTTAATTCGAACACGAAGTCTTGGAAAATGTATTCTAATACATTAACCTCTATTAGTGGAGATGACTTATTAATTGCGCCAAGTTATGGGAATGATTTAATTTTAGAAGTTTCTGCAAACAATAACATTTTTTTCAAAAAAGGGCGAATTACAAAAAATTTTGACAATCTAATTAGCGAAGTTTCATTTAATTCTTTAACTTCACAAGTAGAATATATATTACAAGAAATATCTGGGAGTTCAGCATTAAATTTAATTACATCGGGAATTAGTAATGATTTACTAATAAAGTCATATGAGGGCCAAGACATAATATTAGAAGTTTCGGGAAATAGTGAGATTATTTTCAAACGAGGCGATATTTCATATAATTTAGATGATTTAATCGGTGGAGGTTCTCAAAGTAGTGATTATGCTACATATAATATACTTGATATAACGGGTAAAATAATATTTACAGATAATAGCACCAACGCTCAACAAAATGGCGGTGGGTATTCTTCATCTTCTAATATAATATTAACATCAATTAGCGGAAACATAATACCTGCTGTTAATAACACTTTTAAATTGGGAGATGTTAGTAAAAATTGGAGCAATGCGTATATAACTGATTTAAGCGTTAGTAATATTGATGTTAGCGGTAGATTAAATGTTGCTGGTGCTACTAAATTATCTAATACATTAGAAATATCAGGAAATGTAACAATTGGCGGACCTACATTATATGTTCCTTCTTCATTCACAATTGACCCTATAGGATATGACAACAATACAGGAACAGTACTAATTAATGGTAATTTAGTAGTGCAAGGATTAACAACAACTATTAATTCAAGTGTTGTAGATATTAGCGATAAAATGTTAGTATTGGCTTCTAATGCGTCAAATTCGCTTCAAGCAGATGGTGCAGGTTTTGAAATATCTGGAGCAAAAGTAAATTTGCTATACAATAATTCAAGCAATACATTTAGTTCATCAATAGGACTTACTATTTCGGGAAATGTAGTTCCAACAAGTAATAGTGTAGGAAGTTTGGGTGAAAGTGGTAAGCTATGGGATATTGCTTATGTTCGTGAATTAAATGTAACAAATTTTACTAATTCTATTGATGGTGCTAACATAACCCAGGGAACTATTAGTTCTACTCAAATAGCAAATGGTTCTATTTTAACAGTAGATATAAGTGATCATGCTATTACATATGCTAAAATAGCTGTTGATGCTGTGACTACTACAAGAATTGAAAATGGCGCAGTTACACATGCAAAGCTATCCAGCCATTGTGTTGAATCACATAATATAGTAGATGGAACTATTATGGATGTGGACATATCAGCCAACGCAGCTATTAGTGGTTCTAAAATAGCTAATAGTTCAATTACATCTGATAAAATAAATCAGGCCAATAATTGGACTTTTTCACAATTAACAAGTACTAGTGCTAACATTCGCGATATAAGCGCAACCAATATTGAGGTTAGTGGAAACATAGTACCTTTACGCGACCTTAGCTCTAATTTAGGTTCATCATTAAAGAGGTGGCGCAATGTTTTTGCAGATGACTTAAGCGTTAATAAAATCAATGGGGTGGCTTATGGTGGAAGTAGTGGACCATTTACAACCTCTACTATAGATATTTCATCAATTACTAATGTAGCTCAAGTAGGAGCAGATATAAGTGCTGGAAGTGGTACAACTGCAAGTGCGTGGTTTGGAAGACAGGTTGCCATTTCGGGTAATGGAGAATGTATTATTGTAGCAGCACCTTATACGGTCGTATCTGGATTTAATGGTGTCGGTTCGATTAAAACTTATAGATATGATGTGAGTAATAGTGATTTTATTAACCTAGCCGTTTCAAACATTGCTATAGAAAATAGTACAAATACATGGAGACAATATGGACAAGAAATAACATCTCCAACAGTAAATAGCGAAGTTTACTTTGGACAAGGTGTAAGTATATCACATAACGGTCGATTAATAGCGGTTTCTGCTAGAGGGATAGCCTCAACTATAATATATGATTTAGCGGATGGTGTCATCCAATCTCATGTAAATCTACCAGGCTCAGTCCTTTGGAATAGACGCGCTACTATTAGCGCGGGAGGTGAGAGAGTTATCTTTCAACCTAATCCGGACCCTAGTTTTATAATAATATCAAACGGTACAAACACAGCGACTGGGGGTGACCCTAGATGGCCCAGTGGTTATATTGAAGTTTATAACTCTAATTCTAATAAAACAACTTGGACTAGAGTAGGATTACGACAGGAATTTACAGGTTCAATAACCCAAGTAGGTAATTCAACACTTGGGATTTGTATGTCTGGAGATGCTAAAACAATAGCTTATACAGTTCTACCATTTTATGATTCAACACCAGCGTATGTTATGATTAAAACCTTAAGTGGAACAAATAGTACTAATTGGACATGGAATCAAATCGCAACAATTTCAAGGACTACTGAAATAGCTTTAGGTAATGCCTATGCTTTTGGTTCGTCTATAGCAATGTCATATGATGGTTTAACACTAGCAATTAACGAGCCAGGACTTACCATAAATTCTACATTAAGATTATACGGTAGAGTTAAAGTATATAGATATAGTAATTCATCTTGGAGTCAATTAGGAATAAGCGGATCATATATTAGTTCTAGTTATAAAAATCTTATATTTGGTTCCTCTGTATCACTTTCTCCTGAAGGAAATATTCTTACAGTTGTATCAAATATAGAATATCTTCCTTATGGTGCTAATATACCTCCAAGTGAGTATACACATGCAATAACCGTGCATATATATGATGGTTCATCTAATACGTGGATTAATAGTGGACCTAATATAATAAAAAGGATCAATGCGAGACTAGGTAGTTCCCCTACAGTTTCTTCATATTTGTTTGGTTCTAGTTATTTAAACAATCCTGTATTTAGAATTGCGTTTGGAGCTTGGCAAAGTGATGCAAATGTTCCGCAAAATACGACATCTCTGATATTCGTGAGATCTTATCAATATACTATTACTAATTCTAAAAGACAAAGTTTGTTAAAATTTAATGCTGAAACAACTCAAACAGGCAGTATCACCATAAGTGGTGATTTAATTCCTAATATATCACCAGTAAAAGAGTTATTTCCAATAGGAGTACTAAACTTTATGGGGCCAAATTATGGATGTAATATAGGTTCCACTCAATATAGATGGAATACAATTTGGTCTTATTATGTTGATGCATTTTTGGGGAGTTTTACGTGTTCTCTTACAACATCCGATGACCGCATAAAGCATAACGAAGTTATTATTAATAATGGCTTGGACGTTATTGATAAACTTTGCCCCAAGTTTTATCAAAAAACAGATAAAATGTTAGACTCTGATTATAATGGAGATTTAAGTGGGCATACTTGGACCTATGAAGCAGGTTTAATTGCTCAAGAATTATTACAAATAAGCGATTTAAGTTATGTTGTTAGTGGAGGTGATTATTATGATTCAACTAATATGTTAATTCAAGAAAAATATAGTGTAAATTATAACTCCGTTTTTGTATATGGACTTGCTGCGATAAAAGAGTTGCATACAAAGGTTAAAACACAAGAAACAACTATATTAAGTCTTCAAACATCAATGTTAGAACAGCAAACAACCATAAATAGTTTATTAACAAGATTACAAGCATTAGAGGCAAATAATATTTAAAAAAACAATATAAAAACAATATAAAAAAAATTAATATATTAAAAAATCCTTTATTAATATATTATATTATATAATGCTTTTTACGCTATGTATTCCAACAATGGATAGATATGATAAATATTTAAGTGTAAATTTATTTAAGTATGTTGAAAATCCGTTAATAAGTGAAATAATAATAACAGACGAAAATGGTAATGATATAGATAAAATATTACAGTCAAATATTGATAAAACAAAGCTAAAATTATACAAAAACAAAGAAGTATTAGGCCCATTTTTAAACAAAGTAAGTGCATGTAAATTATCAACAAATGAATGGATTGCTCTAATAGACTCGGATAATTTTGCAGATGAAGATTATTTTAAACTTTCACAAACATATATAGAAAATTTAATATCTCCAAAATATGATATAATTTCTCCGTCATTTGCAAAACCAACATATAATTTTTCATATTTATCTAATAATATAATTACTAAAAATAATTTAAATTCAATTGCGGAAATTGAACGGCAAGAATGTGAAAAAAATGACTATTCATTAAATAGCTCAACAACCAGTATATTAATGAATATGGGCAATTATATTTTAAATAAAAGTTTAATAACAGATATTAATTTAGACAATGAAATGAAGAATATGCATTATTCGTGCGCGTGTGATGTTATATATTTTAATACATTGTTATTTGAACAATTGGATCTAAAGTTTCACGTATTAGCTGGATTAGAATATGAACACGCTTCAGATGATAGCTCTATATACAGGACCACACAACACAGGTATCCACTTTTTAATAGTATGATACAAAATCGGTTTTTTAAATTGTATAGCGCTTAAGTATTATTTAAAAAACAATATAAAAACAAGGCTATAAAATTAATAGATACCTGAATTTTACTTTTAAAAGCTTTAATACATTTAATTGTTAATTTATTATTATTAATCTATAATAATAATATAGTTAAGAAATGTCAGGACTTAACAAGATTGTTACAAGTATAAGCGCATTAACTGATGATATAGCAATGCCTAATACTAATGACGTAGTTTGTATTGATACTGAAAATAGCCGTATTGGTGTAAAAACTGCCTCTCCGATCTATGATATAGATGTTAGCGGAACGCTAAGAACAAACACTCTTATGTTAGGGAGAGATGCAAGTATGACTTTTTTCAATGGTCGCATTTTTACAAATACCCCTATTATTATAAATGCTGAAATTAGTTGTAATAGTTTAAGAACCGGCGCATTATTTACTACAAATGATATAAGTGCTAGTTCGTTGCTTTATGTAAATAATATTAGACCATATAATAATGCTAACCCATTATCTATTAGCGGTAATGTGCTAATGGATGGTTCTTTAACATTGCTTAATAATGCAAAAATATTTGTAAATAATATTAATCCGTTGCCAGACAGCAGTAATATATCAATAAATGGGTCAGTTAGAATTATTGGTCCTACTAGTTATTTAAGTGTTGATTCTTTAAATACAGCAAATGTAAATAGTGCAAATGGAGTATTAACTGGTTCTGACGATAGATTAAAGCATAATGAAGAGACTATAGTTAATGCATTAACAAGTATACGACAATTAAGCCCTCAAATTTACCAGAAAACAGCGACTTTTAAAGACGCGCATTATAGAGGTCCGCTAAGCGAGCCATACATAATAGAAGCAGGTCTAATCGCCCAAGAAGTTGAAAAGATTAACGAGCTAAAATTTAGCGTAAATGTTGGTAACGAACAAAACCCATATAGCTTAAATTACAATAATATTTTTGTATATAGCTTGGCTGCTATAAAAGAATTGGATGCACAGGTCCAAATAATAAATGAGAACTTAAATAAAAATGAAAATTTTATTAAAAATGAAGGTTCTAACGATTTAGCAACCATTGTAAATAATAAAATACAATATATAGGACAATTAGTAAAAAAAATAGAGCATTTAGAAAACAGGCTAGCAAATATTGAAAAGGCGTTTTAAAAATATATAATTTAGTAATCTTATTACTTAAAATTTATATAATTTAATTATTATATATCTATAATTAAGTTATGAGTGATTATTCATCTATAAATACCTTAATAGGAACATTTTCTTCTATTGATGATATTAATACACGGTCAATTGATGCTAGCAATCTAATTTGTATAGATACAAATAATAATAGAATAGGAATTAATACTATTGATCCATCATATAGTATTCATATTGTAGATAATAGTAGTGTTAACGTTGGTATTTACACACCAAAGCTCTATTTTGATTTAAGCAAAATAGCAACTAGTGATGCTTTACCAACTGTAAGGGGGGAAGTATATTATGATCCTAGTACTGGAATTTTAAAAGTTAAATTGTAATAAATTATACTAAATTTTATGTAGTCAATAAATTAATAAAATATTAATTAACTATATTAATATTGTAATATAGTTAATATGGAAAGAAATTTTAATGTTGATAGACGTTTTCAAATATTTTGCGACAAGTTAACAAGTAATAATGTAAGCAGAGATTTAATAATCGAGTCATCATATAATAGTATTGATTTTAGCAGCACTAGTGTTATTTTTGACGGACACGTTGATTTAAGCATGGTTACAACTAAGCATATAAATATTTCTAATATTTCTGAAATAGAAACAACATTTTTGAGGGTTAATACAATAACGTTACCATCAAATGTGAGAATTACATATAATAGTGTTAATGATGGATATATTAGAAATACACGCGTTGGTTACAATCCTGTAGATAGTTCAATAGGAAGGAGCGATGCCTATTTTACATATATTAATGTGAGCGGTGGCGACTCGAGCTTTAATAATTCGCTTTACATAAACAAAAATTTATACGTCGATGGAATAGTAACTATAAGTAATGAGTTATTAATAGATGAAACAAATTTTGCGTCTATTGAAAATAGTTTTAATAATTATATAACAGCTATAGAGCAAAATTTTTATAGTTCCAAAATTATTACAAAAGAGGTGAGTGCCTTAGCTATTTCAATAAGCAATGAACTAGTTGTAAATAAAACCGCTTTTATTTATGATCTAAATATAAGCGGACAATTACTTAATAGTGTGCTAAAAGTTCCAAACATATTTACAATTGACCCGTCTGGTTACGATAATCATAGCGGAGCATTAATTATTAATGGAGATTTAACTGTAAGAGGAGCAGAAACAACTTTTGATTCGACTATTGTTGATATATGTGATGTGGCTAT